GGGCTAAATATTTGTTACCAAGATTAAACAAAGTTGTTGCGCCTGTTTGTAATGGAGCAAATTGAGTTGGAGCTTGTTCAGCTTGAGTCAATCCTACATTAGACAAAGCCATGAACCTGTCTTGTTGGGCTTTGGCTTCAGGGCTTAGTGTGTACCCTGCGCTTGTCAGTTGACCTGTTACTGGATCAGTTTGGAACTGTGAAGTACCAAAACGAGTAGTCATGCCAACAGGTCTAAAAGCGGCAGCTTGTTTAGCAGCAGCAGTCTCAGCATCAATACGGGCTTGAGCTTGTAAAGCGGCTTCCCTAGATTGTTGCATCTGAAGCAGATTACCTGCTGTTCCTAATCCACCAGAAAATAGATTACTAAGTCCTGTACCAATATTAGTTAAAGTGCCTGTTCCAATACCTGTTCCAGTACCCGTTCCTGTTACTGTACCAGTTCCTGCTCCTGTTACTGTACCTGCACCAACTCCAGTTCCTGCACCAGTAACATTTACGCCAGTATTTAAAGCGCCAAGACCCAAGCCCGTTAAGCCTGTTGTGACTCCTGTGTTTAATGCGCCCAAACCAACATTGGCGGCATTTGTCAAACCAGTAACGCCACCTACAGTAGCCGCTGTTCCCGCACCAGTACCAAGTAATTGAGTGCCTAGATTAGAACCAGTAAGAACACCAGTACCTGTTAAAGCGCCTGTTCCTGTCGTACCCAAAAGGTTTGTTCCAAGAGTAGAACCAGACAATACGCCTGTTCCTGTTAAACCTGCTAAACCTGCTCCAGTACCCAACAATCCTGTACCAAGAGTTGAACCTGACAAAACACCAGTACCAGTTAATCCTGTACCCGCAGTAATGCCAGCACCTGTACCCCCAGCACCAAGACCCGCAGTTCCCGTGGCATTGATGCCTAATCCAGACGCACTTCCTGTTATACCTCCACCAGCACCCATCCCTGCAACAGTACCAGCAACAGTACCCGCTGTTCCTGCTGCTGCCGCAAACTCTGTTGCTGAAAGGCCTAATGCTGACGCTTCTGCTGCCGTTAGACCTAATCCTGCGGCTTCTGCGGCTGTTAAAGCTGTTGTGCCTATTGTTGCGCCAGCAGGTGCTGCACCCAACAATCCTTCGGAAACACCAGGTATGCCAAATGCAAGTGCCGCTAATGCCAAGCCACCAAGAATTGCCTTTTTATCGCTTGTGTCTCTACTCCATGTTGAGATAATTGGTTTGCCGTCAGCATCCTTTTTAATCTCATAAATAGTACCGCCACCACCAGTATAGGTAGAACCAAAGCGTCTATTTGTTTCGGTTGCATTTACTTGGTTAAGATCAGTAACACCTTCTTTTGACAAATGACGAGCCATATCCAGAACAACTTGCTCTGATGCTGTTGGCGCTCTTCCCAAAAGTTTAGTAGCCTCGTCAAAATTAAAGCCAACGCTTTCGCCAGAAGTTGAGAAAACACCACCCTTAACCGCATTAGGATCAATAGAAGCAGTAATCTGTTTGGCAAGATTTAGAATGTTTGTACTATCGTATGCTCTTCCTTGATAGTCAGTGACAGTTGCAGGAGCAGCAGCAGTATCCACAACAGTAGTTCCTTGATTAGCCACTAATGATGGTGTTTGAGCAGATGCTACAGGAGCAGTAACAGAAATAGCTTTGGGGGCTACTCCAGTAGTAGTTGTTTTAATAGCATCGGCTAAGTTAGTACCTAATAAGCCATAGGTAGTAGCCGTTGGGTGAACAATATCTGCGGCTGAAGTAGCATTTGCTAAATTACCTGTATATGTAAATTTATCGTCTAATGTTGTGCCTGTTTGTTTGGCAACATCTCGAACAATATTAGCGTATGTACCAACATTCTGCGTCCAAGCATCTTCAGGTTTTGTAAAAGCACCCGTTGAATTAGGAGTCTGAAGAATAACCTTCTTGCCAACAGCTTGAAGTGTCTGAACAGCAGTTAAAAGATTGCTTGCAAATGTTGCAGGGTCTTCATTGCGGAATGCTTCATTCATACCATAGTTCAACACTACAGTACCAGCACCGCTTGAGAGTGCTTTATCAAAGTCAGTACTATTTAAGAAATCACCAGCAGTTGTTGAATTGATACCCAAGTTAGAAACAGAATAGTCACTACCTAAAGCCTTTTGAGCCGTAACAACCATATTGTCTGCTACTTGATTGCCAGCGTTATAGCCCCAAGTTGTAGAGTCTCCAACAGCTACAACCTTTTTTGGATCAATTTGTGTCGCCAAAGGATTAGCGGCAATATACGCAGCAACAGCTTGAGAATTAACGGCTTGTGGTTGTTGTTGAACAGTCTCAGCTACAGATTTATTAAAGTTAGCATATAACTGATCTGGCGTGACAATACCCGCCTTCAGAGCATTTAACCAAAAGTCATAACCCTCTTTGTCAATCTGACCTACTCCACTACCAATGCCTGTTCGCCCAATAGCGCCATAAGCACCTTGAACAATGTCTTCGTATGATAAAGCCATGATTACTCCTTATTGTGGCGCATCAGGCCAAGTAATAGTCCAAGGGAAACCTGTCTGCGTAGTGACATCACGCAAGGCTTGACGATAGGTAGCCCATACTGCTTTGTCAACAGGAGCATCAGCTACTTGTGTCCAATCACAGTCTTTCAGTTTCTCATCCCTTGAAGCACGAACACTCTTAGCCTGTTCAGCATCTTTAGCAGCTTTGTATTCCGCTTCATTCTCAGCCGCTGTTTTAGCAGGGGTTTCGTCTGTGGCAGTAGTATCTGTAAACACAGGGCCAAGCACATACTTGGTGTACCACTTACCATCTACTTGCTCAACACCAGAGGCTTGAGAGTATTGGTAAACAGTACCTCCTGATGCTTGTGCGCCTTCAAAGACTACATCAGCACCCAAAGCCGTTAAGACTTCAGTTGTTGTTATGTCCCATGATGGGCCACCATTGGCTTTTGTGTATGCACGAAATTCTGCTTCGTACATGACTGCGCCTGTTTGTGTTCTGATTTGCATGGTTTTTCCTTACGCTATTGCGAGTCCAATATAGGTTGCAGAAGATACGTTCACACCAGTTGCCGCAACTTGGTTGACTACAAAGCCAGTTGAGTCTGTGTCAATGGTGTCATCAGATGTAACTTCAGCGGCTGTGGTGTTAAGGCTAAGGTGCGGGTCATTCCCTGCAACAATTCCTCGTGCTGTATCCCATACATACCAATCACCAGTTGAGTCGGTGCGTTTAATCATTACAAATCTAGCACCTCCTGTAAACCCACAGTTAATTGTCTGTGATGAGCCGTTTCCTGTGTAAGAAAAGACTTTAGAAACACCAGCGCAAGTACCAAATAAGTAGGCTACAAAAGTTGCGCCTGATGCATTTACATCGGTGTCTGTTCCTACAGTAAATACTGATGCAGTTGGGTTGGTTGCGTTCCATGCGGGTGTATAGGCGTCAGCAGCAGCAGTTGTATTTAAGCCAAGCCAATAAGCCGCTTGATTTGGAACATCGACATAAGCACAGTAAACAAACCAAGCAGTAGTACTTGCAGAACTACGCTTTTTCACAATCATTAACTCAGGTGCAACGCCTAAGTTGTGCGATACAGTTCTATTTACTCCTGTACCTGTATAGCAAACCACATCAAAGAAGCTAGGGGCACGTCTAAAGTTCCAATTGATGTAATTGTCACCGCTAGTATTAACAGCACCAAACCCAACATCAGTACCCAATGTAAAACCAGTTTGAACATCAAATCCAGTCAAGGAAGTTGCTTCAGATGCTTCAGCTAAATTAAGAGATGTAAAGAATCTATTAGTAGCACCACGCAATCTATCAAATGGAGTTCCATAGCTATTTTGTGTTCTATCTTGAATGATAGTCATATCTACTGGAAAACCTGCAGTAACAGTTGCAACAGCACTTGTACCAGCCCTAGCAATAGGCGTAAACACCTTAGTAGCATCAGTAGGTACTTTCATTGGGCCTCTACGTATGGCTATGTAGATGTAGTCAGAAGATGGTTGCTTAACCCCGCCACTTGTACCTGTTTCAAAACCTGTAGAAGTTAAATTGATTGCATCAAGAGGGTTTAATGCCGCTTCAGAACCTGCTGAATTTGCTTGTAATTGATTATCATCACCACCAGTAGTAATGCCCCGCATATTGTCAAATAAATACCAAGCACCAGCACCACCTGTTGCTCGTTTAATCAGTAACCATTGAGGCTCATATCCAACGTTTACAGTAACTTGTGTTTGAACTGAATCGACTGTATAAGACCCACACGAAATCACATTGTCTGTACCAGTTAGGCCAAAGCCACCTGCGTCATGGGCGAATAGATAGGCTACATAGGTTTGGCCGTTGGCATTTACTTCATTTTGATCGCTTACAAAGAACTCAGTAGACGTAGGTGCAGCAGTCCACATCGTTGCAACCGATGTATCAAAGGTAGCTTGCGTAGTGTTCAAGCTCATGAAGAAGTTCTGAGCAGG